TCAACTTTTAGACAGTTTTTCGATAATGTTAAGCATTTCCGCATCTGTTTGTTCTAATAGATGCGAATACGTATTAAGAGTGATATCAATCTTACTGTGGCCAAGATGTTTTGAAACTGCAATGATGTTACATCCATTACTTATTGCATTTGTAGCGAAGCTATGACGAAGCCCATGTATCGTTACTTTCTGATTAATTGTAGCTGCTTTTTTCTTGGCTCTATCAAATTCACGCTGGATCCCTGAAATGGAAAGCGAGTGTTCAGAGCCAAACAAGTAAACTCCATCTGTTTCTAGTAATGGTTTAATCGCATCCATAACAATACCTGTTAAATTGATTTTACGGGGCTTTCCTGTTTTTGTGGGTAATTCTCCATTTGAGAAATGTTTGATTGATTTAACGATGTTTGCAGTGCGTTCTTCAACGTTTATATCATCATGATGCAAAGCCATTGCTTCACCACGTCTACATCCTGTCCAATACAAGAAGATGAAGAACTTCTTATATATTTCTATTTCTACATATTTTAAGAATGTATTGAATTCACCGATGGTCCAAACCTGTTGCTCTTCCTGGATTTCTCTCGGTCTCTTTAATGGTTTTAGAACATGATCAACTGCAGGTAGTCCATAGAATTTGTTTGCATAGTTAAATACAGCTCTGACATATTGGACGGTTGTATTTTTTGTTCTAAATGCATAATTATCATTTTTAGATAGTTCTGCTCTCCAAGCATCTAATTGCAATGGAGTTATTTTTTTGATAGGCATTTCATAATAATCTGAAAATCTTTGAAGAAAGTGTGTTCTTTTGATTTTGCGCATTGTATCAGATGATTCTATACTGCTCATATATTGCTCTGACATTTCTCTAAAGGATAACTCACCAGATGTGTCTTGCGTTATTCGTTGTGCATCAGCTTCGGCGTGTAATGCATCACGTTTCGTTTCAAAGCCACGTTTCTTCTTCCACGAAACTTTATTTGTAATTGGATTTTTTACTTTAAATACGTAATACCAAAGCCCTGTAGACTTATCTTTTGCGACGGACATATAAACCTACTTTCTGCGATTTTTATTAACTCTTTTAGTATAATAATAAAAATTTATATGTTGATAACTTAGAGTTTTCCACATATAAATGTGGGAAAATCTATTGAATAATTAAACTTGCTGTGATATAAAATAGGTAGCTGATCTGCCATGAGTAGAAACAGTTCCGAAGATCGGTATAGTAATACCGGTTTTCGTTTTTATATAGGTATATTTTTATAATACTCGTATTGTTTTAACTTTTTCTCAAGCTCGAGAGGTTTAGTGAATTTGTATGCAGTTACAAGAACATAGTTAGTATTTCTTTGTTCTAAAACAACAATATAGCTCTCTTTTTCAAATAGAATGTGTATTCTATTTTTTACTTTATAAATTTTTAGACCATTGCAGCATCCATCTTTGCATTGATAATTTTCTATAACTTTACGAATCCATGCGATTCTTTCTGCACGAGCATAATCGATTACTCTATTTTGAAAATTTGTATTATGATCATCAAAAGTGGTTATGTGATAGAAAGATTGCTCCCATTTACCTATTTTAGGGTTTGTGACGTAAATGACATCTTTCCCTAGAAATTGCGGCTTTGTTAAGTTGAAGTCTGTATTAAATATATTGTATAAGCGGTCTAAATAAGAAGATGTTAATTCCCCACGATTTTGTGGAATTGTTGGTGGCAACCAGTAACAATTATTGTGCATAATAATTTGGTCTCCATTTGAAGATGTTAAACTTCTTCTCTGAAAGTAACGTACTGACTGTGAGTGTATATCCAGATCTCTTTTTTACTAACTCAATGACTTCTTTTTTTGCTGAACTACCAATAGTGTCAATGCTATTTGCACTCTTAACAGCACCAATAAGGATATCTACAAGTTGCATTACTTGAACTTCTTCAGACCGAATAGGCTGGATTTTCTTAATTATGCTGCGCTTAAAATCATATTGTGAATTACATAATATACATAGCAATTGCTGTGTTTTGTCATAAGAACGAGTATCTTTTATATCAACATAAAAATTGTATGAATCAATAGGAGATAAAATTCCTTTCATCATTTCCCAGTAAATTTTGTAATACCATTCATCGTGTGTTTGATTATATTTTACATGATCTAGTTTTGTTTTATCGGCGATAATACATCTAAAATTAATGTCGTCATCATCAAAAAAGTAGTTTATTAAATCAATATACAAATCTAAACGTGCTGGACTTAGCTTTGACCATTTTATTTCAACATTTTTATTAATGCCATACGACTTTTTAATTTCAGAAATTCGTTGATTAATTTCTTTCTTCTTATTCTTATCAAGATATATTCCACCAATTACCATATTAGGAAAATTGTCATGCTCCAGATGGCAGCTTTCATCACAGTAGACGTTATACTCCATAATCTTTCTCCTTTAGAACTTTCTTCTTAGTTCAATTACTTTTCCTATAATTGCCACAGGTTTATCCTGGATGTCGGACTGACTGAAAAACATTGGTGGATATGCAGGGTTCAATGAATGCAAGATGATACCATCATTATTCTTAAATAGTTTTTTGCAGCAAGCTTCATCACCATTAACTTTTGCAATGACGATATCACCATTATTAGCGTCTGATTGGCTTTTGACGATAACGATATCATTTTCGTTTAAATCTGGCTGCATTGAATCGCCTTTGATTCGTAATGCTAAGTATGTTCCAGCTTTCGCTAATTTAGGATCTATTTCTTCCCATTCATCTGGATCATCATAGTTAACTTCTTCAATTGCTAAATTAGGGATGCCTGCTCTACTTGTTCCAAGAATAGGGATGAGAGAGCCTTTTTTAATTTTATCTTTCCAGTCAGAACCGAATTTAGACATGGAAGAAGTAGAATAGTGCGCTTGTACATCTTCTATTGTTGTGACAAACATATTATCTTCGGCGAGTTTGGAATAAAGCTCATCATCTGTTTTATATTCTGATGTTCCCTGTAGCCAATCAGCTTTTACGCCGAAGTAATTGGCTATCTTCTGTAACTTTTCATATTTAGGAGATGATTTTCCTCTTTTCCAATCGCTGAATGTTGATGGTGGAATACCTGTTGCTTTTGCAACATCTGAACTTTTAACACCTGTTGAGTTTAATAATTCTAAATATCTTTCGTACATTTTGTGGTCTCCTTTCAAAAATTTAGAAAACCTAAAAATATGCGTTGACAATTTAGAAATCCTAATATATAGTAATAATGTAATTAGGAAATCTAAATTAAAAACACCTATTTTATATATATTTTCTTCGCAAGTTAATTATATATAGGATTTCCTAATTACACAATGAAATATATAAATTTTTCTAGAAAGGAGTGAGGAAATGCAGCCGAGTTATGAAAAATTTGAAGATTTTTTGAAACAAAAAAATGTATCAGTCAGCACAATTTGCATAGAAACTGGAATACCAGGAAGTACATTCAGCGATTGGAAAAAAAAGAAAAGTTACCCTAAGGTCGCAAAACTATATAAGATAGCTAATTACTTCGGTGTTCAAATGGAAGATTTATTAAGCAACACAGGAGATTAATTAATGTGGTTATTTGATTTGATTGAAAACAAGAATATTAGTAATAGATGCTTTTTTAGAAAGAAAAACGGAAGCAAAGAATTCGTACTCTTCTTGATAGGGGATTATATCTATATCGCCGATTCAAAAACAAAAGAGAGTCCAGGCATGTGGACTCCATCGATAGATGATCTAAAGGCGGATGATTGGTGTTTCTTAGAATGATTATCCAAGTAGCGTTTTAGACAGTACATTCGTTGCAATGGTAGTCAACATTTCGATTGAAATGCTCGCGACCTTTGAAGAGATTTTCTTTGTAGCAGACCAAACTTTATCGTCTCGAACAGAGTCAATAAATTTATGACCTTCATATGTAATTGAAGTAG